TTATACCCTAAGTTCTACATCTATATCATCATCATCAACATATATAGCTTCAATCATATCATCTAGCACAGCTATTTTACGTTCTCTATCAAGTCCATCCCATATTTTATTAAAATTCTTCATATATTTATATACTTCTTCAAAAGTAGGGAAGTCATTTTCTAATGTATCTACTTTTTGACTTTCAAGAGTTTTCTTTTCGTTGTATAATTTTTCTATACGTTCACTAATAATATTAGTAGGTAGCTTATCAAATTGATATAGATCCATTAATTTATTAATCTGATTATCTATTTCTTTTATTCTTTTATCAATAACTTCGTTATTGTTTGAAGTTTTATTTTTAATCTTTTTATTGTATGCTTCTCTAATACTTTCTTCATCTTTTGTTTTTTCTTTAATTATGTTGACAACTCTTTTTTCTAGCTCTTCAACTCTCCAAATTTTATTAAAACATTTTTTAACATCAGCTTTATATCCTCTTTTTCTGTTATGACAGATGTAGTAACTGTATTTATTGCCTTTATCTGTTGTATATCTCTTATTGCATTTTTTGCATATTAGTAATCCAGTTAATAAATGTTTACGTTTTGTAGATTTACCTTTTCTTTTATCAATAAGCATATTAGCTTTATTAAATGATTCTTCATCTATAATCGCTTGATGATTACCTTCATAATATTCACCATTAAAAGCTACTTTGCCTATATATACTGGGTTTGTTATTATTCTGTAAATTGTATGTTCAGAACTATTTAACCAACTGCCATATTTTGTTGTGTAACCTTTATTATGAAGAATATTACGAATTTTAATCTGACCATAACCTTTTAAATACATATCGAATATTTCTTTAACCTGCATAGCTTCATATTTGTTTACAATTAGTTGCCCATCTATATAATCATAGCCGATTGGAGGTCTACCTGTGCCAACCCAATGGCCCTCTTTTGCTCTTTCTATCCTTCCAGTTGTGATTCTTTCTTTAATATTTTCTCTTTCAAATTGAGCGAATGTAGAGAGTATTCCTACCATCATCATACCTATTGGTGTACCAGTATCAAAACTTTCTGTCATACTGACAAAGTCCACGTTGTTTTTGATGAATTTTTCTTCTATAAGATACAAAGTATCTTTTTGACTTCTAGATAGCCTGTCCAATTTATACACAAGCACTACATCTATTTTATCTAATTCGTTTAAAAGCTTATCTAATGCAGGTCTATTAATATTTGAACCGGAGTAACCACCATCTATATATATATTATAGATATTCCATTGTTTTGCCTTACAAAAATTAATAAGAGCTTCTTTTTGAGCTTCTATTGAGTAACCTTCTTTAGCCTGTTCTTGAGTACTAACACGAATATATATAGCAACTTTTTTCATATAATCACCTTTCTATCTCTAAATGTTTATTATAATCTTATCAAATTTTATATTTTTTTGTCTACTTTTGTCATGTTCACTATAGCGAACGGTTTTTGTGCTATTATAAGCAAAAAAAGGAGGTGTTGATTTATTCATACAAAAAGTAGTATAATAATATTACGAACAAACGTTCGATATGATTTATAATGTTCGCCACTGGGTTATGATAAAGGGGGAATATTGTGAAATTATTAAAAGAGGAAATGATACTATTATTGGAAAAACAAAATGGGGAAATAGATATAAGAGAAGTTAAGAAACTATTACATAGAAAAGTAAAAGCAACCATTTAATTTCTTTTTTATGGTTGCTTTTATAATTTTTTGAGTTCTTGTGATAGTTTAATAGCCTTTTCAACTTTTAGTAACAATCTTTTTCTTTTTTCTGGGCTTAGTTCTCCACTTTCAACTTCTTCTTGAGTAATTTCACCTGTATCTATAAGAACTTGAATAATTTCATTAACCATTTCTTCAATATCTTTTTTTGTATGAGTAGCTTTATTTTCAGGTTTTTTAACATCTGTTCTTCCAAGGAGGTAATCTAAAGTACAATCAAATATCTCAGCCATTTTTAATAATGTTTTTTCTTCAGGGAATCGATATCCATTCTCCCAATTGCTAATAGTACCTTTGTGTACATTTAATAATTTTGCTACCTCTTCTTGAGTTAATTGTTTTTCTTTTCTTAGTGTTTTTAACCTAAAACCAAATTTACTATCCATAGTACAACCTCCTTACTAATCCATTATATCATTATGACGATATGTTTAAAAATATGTCGTCAAAATGTATATTTTTTAAATAAAAGTTTAAAATAAGTATTGACAGACGTCGTAATGACGACTATAATAAAATTAACAGAACGTCAGATTGACGACATAAGTAGGAGGTGAATCTATGAATTTTAGATATCTTAAGAGTTTAAGAGTTTTAGAAGGTTTTACTCAAGAACAAATTGCACAACTTTTAAATATTTCTGTGCAAAGTTATAACAAAAAAGAAAATGGCAAAGTACCTTTTACAGCAAATGAACTAAAAACTTTAGCTGATTTTTTTGGCGTTGCAATGGAAAATTTTTTTAAGGACAATGTCGTCATTAAGACGACACAACAATCAACAGCCTAATTATATTATCCCTCACAACTTATGCAAAAATGAGTGGAAATAAATTGAAAGGAGGGCTATAAAACGAAGCTAAAGATAAAAGAAATTAGAAAAGTAAAAGGACTAACGATAAGGCAATTAGCTGAAAAAGCAGAACTATCAATTGGATATCTTTCAGAGTTGGAAACTGGAATAGGTGGGAAAACAAATCCAAGCATAAAAGTTCTCTGACAACTTGCAGAAGCTCTTGGAGTAGAGCCAGAAGAACTATTTGAATGTTAAAGAAAGGGGGATGTTATGAAACTTGCATATGAAATTCTAGTTGATGAAGCTATACGTCAAATTCAAGAAGATAAGAAAAAGCAAAAAGATAAAAAAGAAAAAATAAAGGGGGCTTTAAGATGAATGATTTAACTGTTGTTGAAAATGGGTTGATTCCTATTTATCAGAACCAAAAAGGCGAAAGACTAGTTGATGCTAGAGAGCTACATGAGTTTTTAGAGGTGAAATCTAAATTTGCAGACTGGATAAAGAACAGAATCGATAAATATGGATTCATTGAAAACTTGGATTATGTAACGGTTTCTAAAATTTTAGAAAACGGTGGTAGGACAAAAGAATACATTCTTAAAATAGACACAGCTAAAGAAATAGCAATGGTAGAAAACAATTTAAAAGGTCGCTTAGTCAGAAGATACTTCATAGAAGTTGAAAAGAAATTTAGAGAAATGCAGAAACCAACTTGTATAGAAGATGTACTTATTCAATCATTGCAGGAAATGAAGCAAATGAGGCTACAAATCGAACAGGCTAGACAAGAAATAGCAGCAACTCAAACACAGGTAGCAACTATAAAAGATACTTTAATACAACGTGATAAAAATTGGAGAGATTGGACTAACAGCAATGTTAAAAATATAGGAGCTAAACTAGGTGACTATAAACGAGCTTGGAATGAAAGTTATCAAGAATTAGAGAAGAGAGCTAGGTGTAATTTAGAGAGAAGGCTTGAAAATTATATTACTCGATTACTTGAAGCTGGAGCTACAAAAAGAAAAATCAAAAATGCATGTTACTTGGATGTAATCGAGCAAGATACAAGACTTAAAGAAATATACACTAACATAGTTAAGGAATTAGTTATCAAATACTTAGATTAACTAAGAGATTAGCGAGGAGGTGAATTAAATGTGGATCAGAAGTCAAGACAAGAAAATGTTGATTAAAGCAAATGTTATTCAAGTATGTAGTCTGGATGATGAATATACACAAATATGGGGCTATGTAAATGAAATAAGTGAACCGCAATATAACGGTTTTATTTTAGGAGAATACAAAACAGAAGAAAGAGCACTAGAAGTATTAGACGATATTCAAAATCGCATAAAAGAAGGTATTAGTATTTACGAAATGCCAGAAAAATAAGGAGGTGAATTAGATGATAAGTATCTGGGTAGCTGTGCAATTCTACAAAAGCCAGGGCATCATCACTGTAGTGCATGATGGAAAGATAGTTGGATTCAAAAGTGAGAAAAGGCCCTCTAGCTGCCACTAGAAAGGCCATATGAAAAGTTTTTAAAGAAACACTATTCAACTGTATTATATCCCAAATCGGGGTGTAATACAAGAACGGAGGAACAAGTATGTACGGAAAAACACTTTCTCAATGTCGAGAAGAACTGATTGAGTATATCAAAAGAGAAGAATCTTATCTTAACACATTAGAAATGACTCCAAACTTTTTAGAAAAGATTAAGCAAGAAGCTAGAGAGAACATTAGAAAAGCTAAACAAGAGCTTAAAGAAATTGAAAAAATATTAGGAGGTAAAGAGTATGGAAAACATTAGATTGAGTGACGAGTTCCTAACTATAAATGAGGAAGAAAAAGAAACTTGGAAGGTTACTGATGATTTATCAGCAGATTGGTGCCTGGATAAAATCAGAGAATCTAAGGCAGAGTATGAAAGATTTAGAATGGTAGCACAAGCTAAGATAGAGCAAATACAAGCTAGACTACAAGCTGAAGAAGAGAAAATGAATAGAGAAGTAGCTTTCTTTGAATCAAAGTTGAGAGAGTATTTTGAGACAGTTAAAGCTAAAGAAACAAAGACTCAAAAGAGTTATAAACTACCTTCAGGCACATTAAAACTTAAGAAGAGTAAATTAGACTTTGACTATGACAAAAATAAGTTGTTAGAAGTAGCAGAGCAACAAGGAATGAATGAATATATCAAGATTAAAAAATCATTTGACTGGTCCAGTTTTAAAAAGAATTTAGAAATTAGAGGTAATAGGATAATCAATAAAGAGACTGGCGAGATTGTTGAAATTGAAGGATTAAGAGTAATTGAAAAGCCAGAAGAGTTTAAAGTGGAGGTGTAATAAGTGGACAGTACAAGAGAATTGCAACCAGTAAATAATGCATTAAGCATAATTGATAATGTTGATATACAACAAGTAGCAGGCACAATGCAGAAAATTGCTAGATTTCAAGCTGTTATTCAGAAAACATTAAAACAAAATCATGACTTTGGAGTAATACCTGGAAGTAGGAAACCGACATTACTCAAACCAGGAGCAGAGAAAATATTGATGCTGATGGGTTTGACTAGCGAATATGAGCTTTTAGAAAAAGTTCAAGATTACGAAAATGGCTTCTTTGCTTTTACTGTAAGATGTAGATTGCTAAAAGGAGATCAACTCATTACAGAAGGATTAGGACATTGTAATAGTCGTGAAAAGAAATATCAGAGTGATAAAGTGGACCCATATACGATAGCAAATACATGCTTAAAAATGGCTAAGAAAAGAGCTCAAATAGATGCAACGCTAACTGTAGCAAGTTTAAGTGAAGTATTTACACAAGATTTAGAGGATATGGATTTGAACGGAGATGCAGTTGGCACTCAAAGAACTACATTTGATGATGAACGTACAATAAGTAAAGCTCAAGCTAAAAGACTGTTTGCTCTTAGTAATGGAGATGCAGAACTTTGCAAACGAATTATTTTGAAATACGGATATACAAAGTCAGAAGATATAAAAAGAATTGATTATGACAAGATAGCAAAAGAGATTGAAGAAGAAGCTAAGAAAGTATTTGAAGGAACACCGTTTGAGGACAAATAAAAAACCCTTAGTGGGGGCTAAGGGTTTAGGTGAACCAAGGGGAACAGGACCAAAAATTTAATATAGGCAAATTATGTGAAGTTCCCCTGTTACTATTATTATTACCGAATAATGAAAAAATATACCATTTATAACAAAAAAGTTGGTGATTAAATGAACCAAGGATGGATAAGTCTGCATAGAAAAATAGCTGAACATTGGATCTGGGTAAGTAATGAACCATTTGATAAGAGGAGTGCTTGGATTGACCTTTTACTATTAGCCAACCATGAAGATAAAAAAATACTGCTTGGCAATGAACTAGTAGAAGTTAAGAGAGGAGAGCATATAACATCAGAATATATACTTGCACAAAGATGGGGTTGGAGTAGAAAAAAGGTTCGAAACTTCTTACAACTTTTAGCTGAAGATGGAATGATAGAGAATATAAAAGAAGATAAAAAAAGAACTAGGTTAAGAATAGTAAATTACAATGATTATCAAGAATTGAGGAACCACAAAAGAACTAGCGAAGAACTAGAAAGGAACTACGAAGGAACTACAGAGGAACTACGCGGGAACCTAAACAATAATGATAATAATGAAAATAATGATAATAAGAATATATATAGTCAGAATACAACACCATACGAAAAAATAATTGAACTCTATAACAATATTTGTAAATCATTACCGCAAGTAAAAAAACTAACGGATAAACGCAAAAGAACAATAAAAGCACGGTGGAAGCAATATAACGACCTTTCTATATATGTTGAAGTTTTCAAAAAAGCAGAAGAAAGCGACTTTCTTAGTGGTAGAAGTGGAAAATGGTCTGGATGCAACTTTGACTGGCTTATTAATGAAAACAATATGATTAAGGTACTTGAAGGCAATTATGACAATAAAGAAACAAAAGAAACTATAAAAACTAGATTTCATTTTAACAACCAAAGAAGTTCTAAATATACAGCAAAGGATTTAGATGAAATTGCTAGATTGAAATTTGAGAAGAAACTAAGAGAAGTGAATTCGAGTTAAAGTTGTAATTAACGTATAAAAGAAGGTGAAAGTTTGAGAATAGGTTTAGTAGATTTTGATGGCAAAATACCTAACTTAGCATTAATGAAACTAAGCACATATTACAAACAACAAGGAGCTAAAGTATTCCTTAATGAATTTCCAAGAGATGTAGATAAAGTTTATTGTTCGGTGTTGTTTACTTGGAATAAAGAAAAAGCATTAATTTTAAGAGATGTATATAAGAATATTGAATTCGGAGGTACTGGCTGGGATATAACAAAGCATTTGCCACCAGAAGTAGAAAAATGCAATCCAGATTATGAATTATATCAAATGAAAGATATTTATAAGCGATTAGGTGGCATTATGAAGAAAGAGACTAAGATAAAAAAAGCTAAAACTTTACTTAATATGGGAATAGGCTTCACTTCAAGAGGTTGTATTAGAAACTGTGGATTCTGTTTTGTACCAGAAAAAGAAGGAAAGTTTAAACAAGTAGCCGATATAAAAGATTTAATCAATCCAAAGTCAAATGTAATTACACTACTAGATAATAACTTTACAGCAGATCCTGACATGATAGATAAATGTAAAGAAATAAAGGAAAGAGATTTGATAGTAGATATCAGTCAAGGTATTGATGTAAGGCTACTAACCGAAGAAAAGGCGAAGGCATTAAGTGAGATTAAACATCTTAGAAGTATTCACTATGCATGGGACTTAATGAGTTTTGAAAATTCAATTATAGAAGGAATAAAACTACTAAGCAAATATATAAAGCCCTGGAAGCATATGTGTTTTATGTTAGTTGGTTTTAATACAAGTTTTGAAGAAGATATGTATAGATTTAGAAGGTTAGTAGAAATGAATGTAGATCCTTATGTAATGATTTACAACAAGAAAGGTGATGCAAGACTTAAGCATTTTGCTAGATGGGTGAACGGAAGGATTTATAAGGTTTGTGAGTGGAATGAATATGAGCCATGGAAAAAAGCACAAAGACAATTAAGTTTTGCTTAACAAAAATAAGACTTAACGAAAGTGAGGGGTAAAGGTGGCAAAAATTACTTGGAAAGATATAAAGACATATCCAGAAATGAACAAATGGATTTTCGAGATAAATGGAGATAGCGATGATCCTAATAAGCAATATATGCTAAAGAGAATTTCAGAATTAGAAAAACAAGTAAAAAAACTTAGCGATATATGCAATCAATTAGAAGCAGACTATAACGAAATATTTGCATTAAATCGTGAGTTAGTGGAGGAATTAAAAGAGCAGCTAGAATTTTTAAACAACGAAGAATTTGAATGTGGTTGCGATGGCTACTATGGTTTTAGATGTGGATTATGTGAGAGAAAAAGTAAATTGAGAAGTTTGTTAGAAAGAGTAAAGGAGGTTGAGTGATGGATTATAAAAAGATGAGCATATTAGACTTAATGAATCTATTAAAAAAAATGCAAGACGAGAGGACAGATTATATTTCATTTAAGACGTTGGAAACATGAAAATAAAGAATATATAGATAAACTAAGTTACTAAATTTACAGTATGGGAGGTTTACGTAATAAATGAATGAAAGAGAAAAATTAAAGGAAGCATGGGAAAATTATATATTAGCACTTGGTAAGTCATTAAGGTTAGATAAATTTTTAAATTGGGTTATTAAAAAATTAGAAAAGAAAAAACAACAGCACTAACTATAAGTTTAGGAAGTGGTGAAATGAGAAGTATATATGATGAGATATATGATAAAACCAAAGACAGCTTAGAAGAATTAATGGACATATTAAAAGACTTATCAGAAGAAATACAAGTGAGCAGTTACATTAACAATAAAACTTCAATATACAAACCAAAGATTAAAAAATTTAGATTAAATAATAGACCAAGGCATTATAGAGCTAGAAGTAATTTACGCTAAAGCTTGATTTTTAATCGGGAGGGATAGAATGAATACTTGGTTTGGAATTGGTCGATTAACAAAAGATGTGGAATTGAGATATACACCCAATGGCAAAGCAATAGCAACAGGGACTATAGCAATATCAAGAAGATACAATCAAGAAAAAACAGATTTTATTGATATTAGAGTTTGGGGAGCATCTGCAGAAAAATATTTTGCAGAGTACGGAAAGAAAGGTAGATTGATAGCAGTACAAGGAGAGCTAAATATAGATACTTGGAAAGATGAAAACGGAAATTGGCAAAGTAGAACATATATAACTGCTTCAAATGTAAGGTTTCTAGATAATAGAAAAGATAATGATATACCAGAAGGATTTCAGTCAGTAGATGATGACAGTATACCTTTTTAAAAATTAAAAAAAGGGGGCATATAAATGGGATTGTGTTACAAGCATAGGAAATGGACAGAAGAAGACTATATAAAAATTAAAGAGATGTATCAACGAAAAGTGCCTATAGTAAAGATTGCGAAACATTTTCGAGTAACTCAAGGCACTATCAGGACTAGGTTAAAAGAAATGGGGCTATTAAAATGATAGATAAACTTTGCAATCAAATAGTGGATCTTTATTTTCAAGGACATAATCTACAAGAGCTTATATTTGGAGCAATCGATTTACTTAGAATTGAAAACATGAAAAACAATTGTACAAAAATTAGACAAGCATAAGGAGTGATTAGATGGAACTTTTGCAAAGAATTAGAGCAGTAGAAGAAGAACTAAAGGCTGCTGAGGAAAGATTAAACTTTGCAACGAATCAATTAGATATAGATTTAGCTGTAATTGATATAGATGCAGCTGAAAGAAAAAGAAATTTACTATACAAACTAGCTAAAAAGGAAGGAGTTGTCGCAAATGGATTTTAAGGAATATCAAAAGTTAGCTATGAGAACTAAAAATAAGCAACTTATTAAGGACCAACAACTATTAAATGCAGCACTTGGTTTGAATGGTGAAGCTGGAGAGTTAGCTGATGAGATAAAAAAGATATTCTTTCATGGACATGGATTAAATAAGGACAAGCTTATCAAAGAAACAGGAGACATACTTTGGTACATAGCACTATTAGCTGATGCTATAGGGGTTGATATGGAAACTATAGCAGAGAAAAACATTGAAAAACTTAAGAAGAGATATCCAGAAGGTTTTAGTTCAGAGAGGTCGATTCATAGACAAGATTAGGCGTGCTATGGGGTATGTGGCAGAGAGTTGGCAGCTCGGAGAGTCACATATCCCACACAGCACACACTTTCATTGTAGCATAGGGGTGATAGCTTGAAAATAGTTATTCCTGGTGAATTGCCGGACTTAAATCAAATTATAGAAGCTGCAAAAAGTCATTATGGTCAATATAGTAAGTTGAAAAAGCAAAACACAAATATTGTTGCTTGGGCAGCGAAAGGTAAAGGAAGATATAAAAAAATAGATTTAATAATTACCTGGTATTGCAAAGACAGAAGGAAAGATAAGGATAATATTGCAGCTGGGCTTAAGTTTATATTAGATGGCTTAGTAAAAGCTGGTGTAATTGAAAATGATGGATGGAAACAAATAAATGATTTTACTCATAGATTTAAGGTGGATAAGAAGAATCCTAGAATAGAAGTGGAGATTAAAGAGGTGAGCTAGTTGAGAATAAATTGCGAGATTGACAACATCAAGACTCTTAAAAAAGGCATGAAAATAACACTAGCAATAGGAGATAAAGAAGTTCCAAGAGTTATGAAGAATATTTACAACTTCATGGACAAGCCTATAACAATAGATTTCCTTATAGATGAGCAAAAACAAATTGAAAGAATGAAACAGATTACTCCAGAGCAACGTAAGAAAATATATGCAATGATTAGAGATATAGCAAATTGTTTCGGAGAAAATGAAGAGAATACAAAAGAAAACTTAAAAATTGAATTTATACAAAATAGCCAGTATGAAGATTTCAGTTTGAGTAATTGTAGTAAAGAACTAGCAGGTGATTTTATAGATTTTCTAATTAATTTTGCATTTGAGAATGGTATACCAATGACAGAGCATCCAATTAAAAGAGTAGATGATTTGGATAGATATCTAAAGGCGTGTTTAAGACATAGAATATGCGCTATATGTGGTAGACGTGGAGAAATACATCATGTAGATACTATAGGAATGGGAAATGACAGAAATAAAGTTAATGATAGAGATTATAGAAAGATGTGTTTGTGTAGAGTACATCATACTGAGTATCATACTTTAGGAGCAGAAAGTTTTTATAAGAAGTATCATTTACATGGTGTTATTTATGAAGAATGAGGGGGTAAACACATGATTGGTGATGTAAATAGATATTGTGTAAGAGGGGTTATTCGTTATTTAAATGGTGATATTGAAGAATTTAGAAGGTTAAGGAATATGGCTTTGCAGATTTATGAAGAAGAAGAGTACAATAGAAAATCAATTTGCACTATTGGAGAACTGACTCCAGCGTTTGTGAAGAATAAAATATATCAATTAGCAGGAAGGAGAAGAGTTTCGTGAATAAAGAAATAGCATATTTTCTTATAGGATATGCATGGGGAGTGTTTAGCTTTGCTTTATTATTGAACATATACGCCGACTATATCGACAGCAAAAGGGGAGATTAGATGACTATTGAACAAATAGAAAAAATGTTGAGAGAATATGAAGATAATAAAAGATGCAAAAATATACTGGAAATAGAACTAGAATGTATAGAAGAAACAGGAGTTAGTGCTATTGATTATAGTTTAGAAAAAGTAAGTGATACATATAAAATAAATAGACCAGTTGAAAATGGAGCGATAAAAAATATAAAAAATGCAGAAAGAAATAAGAGGATCCAAGAAGAAATAAAAATGAATATTAAATTACTAGATAGCAGAATTAAAATAATAGATGAAGCACTAAAGAGACTCAAAGAAGATGAAAGAAAGATTATTGAGAAGTACTATATAGAGAATAAAACTTATGACATGATTAAAAGAGAAATGTATTTGTCACTTAAACAGATTAGAAATAGAAGAAGATCTGCATTAGAGAAAATTAAAAACACATTCGAAATGCTAGAGCGAAACAAAAAGGTAAAGTAAAGGTAAGGTAAAGGTAAGCTAAATGTAAACTAAAATATGGTATAATTGTAGTGTGGAAAATTTCATAAGAATCCAATTCCCCCATTGGCGAAAAGGCAGTCGAGAAATCGGCTGTCTTTTTATTTTGCAAAGAAGGTGAGATTATGCAAATACATGAGTATTTGAGAAAAAAAGATATATATACATATAATTTGATAATGAAGAAGTACGGATTTAATCCAGAGAAGCAGAAGGAAGAGAAAAAGCAGAAGAAAAAGAAGAGTGGTATTGAACTTGGTGACTCTGTGCAAAACTTGATGAAGCATAGAGCTTATAAAAGACATAGAGGGGCATTAAAACAGATTAGATATGAATAAAAATTATAAAAAATATTGATTGTTTAGTATATAAAAAAGTAATAGTGGATATTATCAAAAATAGAAACACTAAAAAATTATAAAGGAGGAATATATTTATGAGTGCAAGATATGCATTTAAAAGAGAATGCCCCGAATGCAAAAGTAAAAATGTAGAACAAGTTGGTACAAGCCATAGTACAGGGAATAATTACGAAGTTTTAAAAGAAACAATGAAAAGTAGATTTAAATGTTGTGAATGCAATAACGTATTTTATATCAATGAAAAGAATTTGAAGTAGCAATAGCAGAAAATCTATTAAGTAAATATAATGATGAATAAGAGCCGAATAATCGGCTCTTTTTTCGTGCTTAAAACAAATACGAATAGCGTATAGCAATGAGGTGGTGGTATGCCTAAAAGACCAAAGAAACCATGTAATTACCCAGGATGTCCAGAGTTAGTTGAAGGAAACGAAAGGTATTGTGATAAACATAAATACTTAGCAGAAAAAGAAAAAGCAGATAGAAACAAATACTATGATAAATATATAAGGAATGTAAGAGATAAGAAATACACAGAGTTTTATCACAGCAAAGAATGGGAGAAAACAAGAAGGTTAGTATTGAGTAGAGATAAAGGTCTATGTCAGCACTGTTTAAAAGAAAATAAAATTGTTTTTGCAGATGTTGTTCATCATATAGTAGAACTCAAACAAGATTGGAGCAAAAGACTAGAACTTGATAATCTTATCAGTTTATGCCATGAATGTCACAATAAAATACATTCCAAAGATACCCCCCATACTTAAAAAGCTAGAAAGGTGCTTTTCAGAACCGCGCGGGCAGCCTTTTTCACACAAAATTCGTTTTTTAACTAAAAAGGGGTAAAGTGAGGTGATAAAGTGGGAAGAAAAGCTAAGCCAATAGAACTTCATATTCTACAAGGCAATCCTAATAGATTAACTAAATCACAGATAGAAGCAAGAAAAGAAGCAGAAGCAAAACTTAAACCTAAGGCAGATAAAGTAAAAGCTCCTAAATGGCTTAGCAAGGAAGCGAAGAAGGAATTTAATAGGATTGCTAAAGAGCTTCAAGAAATCGGATTGTTAACAAATGTAGACATAGACATGCTGGCTGCTTATTGTGATGCTTATACCGAATACCAAAAATGCACGAAGATTATTGAAGAAGAAGGGCTCATGGTAGAATACACAAACAAAGCGGCTGAAACTAACAAAGTCCCACATCCACTTTTAACAAAGAAAAAGCAGTTATTTGAACAAATGAAAAGTATAGCAGGAGAATTTGGACTAACTCCTTCTGCTAGAGCTAAATTAGCAATTCCTAAACAAGAAAAAGAAGTTGATAGATTTGAAGAGTTATTCGGATAGTGTTACACAATATTGTTATGATGTTTTGGAAGGCAAAGAAATAGCAGGAGAGTTAGTCAAACTAGCATGCAAAAGGCATTTAAGGGATTTAGATAGGCAAGGTGCGGAAGAATTTCCGTATATTTTTATACCTGAAAAAGCCGAGAGAGTGTTCAAATTCTTCTCTTTTTGCAAACACACTAAAGGGAAATTGGCAGGTCAACCAATAAACTTAGAGCCTTTTCAAAAATTTATAATAGGTTCTATATTTGGTTGGGTCCATAAAGATACAGGGTTAAGAAGATATAGAAAAGCTTATGTGCAACTTGGCAGAAAGAACGGTAAGTCAACAATACTTAGTGGAACAGGCTTATATATGCTAATGGCAGATGGAGAAGAAGGAGCCGAGATATATTCTACTGCCACTAAAAAGGATCAAGCAAAAATAGTTTATGATGACGCCAAAAACATGGTTATCAGGTCAAAAGATTTAAGTAAGAGACTTAAACCTAATAGAGATATGATATATCATGAGAAAACTAACAGCAAATTTGTACCGTTAAGTAAAGACACTAAGTCCTTAGATGGACTTAGCCCATATTTAGGAATAATAGACGAGTATCATGCACACCCAACACCAGAAATGTATGATGTAATAGTGTCAGGTATGGGGCAAAGAACACAGCCACTTTTGTTTATCATTACTACAGCTGGATTTGAACTTAATTATCCATGCTATAAAGAATATAAATATTGCTGTCAATTACTAGATGGCACACTGAAAAATGAAGAATACTTTGTTTATATAGCACAACTTGATAAAAATGATGATTATAGAGATGCAAATGTGTGGATTAAAGCGAATCCACTATTAGCAAAAACAGAAGAAGGCATGAACTATCTTAGAGGAGAACTCAAGATAGCTTTAGATATGCCTGAAAAGCTAAGAAATTTTCTAACCAAAAATATGAATATTTGGGTAGATGAAAAGGATAATGGTTATATGGATATGAAAAAATGGCGAGCATGCAATAAAGAATTACCAAACCTTGAAGGTAAAGAATGCATAGTAGGGGTTGACCTTTCGTCTAAAATAGACCTTACAAGCGTAACTGCAGAATTTCCATTAGAAAATGGAGAATATGCAATTATTTCACATTCTTTTATACCTGAAAATGCGATAAGAACCAAAGAAATTAAAGACAAAGTACCTTATTCATTATGGATTAAGCAAGGATATATAACTGCGACACCAGGGGATATAGTAGACTATGAATTTGTAAAGCAGTATATTAGAGATTTAAACGTTAAATACAAGGTAAAAGAAATATGTTTTGACCCTTGGAACGCTACACAGTTTGCAACCGATATGATGAATGAAGGTTTTGAATGTGTCGAGATAAGACAAGGATATAAAACACTTTCAGAACCGACTAAAAACATAAGAGAATTGGTATATCAAGGCAAAATAATACATGGTAATAACCCTGTTTTAACATGGGCTGTTAGCAATGCAGTTACAAAGCAGGACCCAAACGAAAATATTATGCTTGATAAGGCAAAATCGACTAATAGAATTGACCCTATTGCTTCATTAATCAATGCACATTCAAGAGCAATGCTTTATATGAGAGAAAAAGATGTAAACGAGCATATTTTAAGTGATGATTTCTCCTTCTAAAATATTCTAAAATATGGTAAAATTAATATAAAAATATAGAAGGGGGAATATTTTGTGGGATTATTTGGGAATAAAGAAGAAAAGAAGCAAAAAGAAGCTGAAGAACTTATGAAAAGGTATAAATTAAATAATATTGATGAAAAAGATTTAGAAATGATTAAAGAAATTGCAAATGATTTAGCTGGAACAGGATTATTGAAAGCAGGTATGGCTTTTTCATTTGCTAAAGCCGAAGAACAAGCAAAAGTTAGTTATTTATCAGCTTTAGTTAAGCAAAATTGGATTATAATAAGAAAACTTGATGAAATCAGTAAAAAACTTGACAAATAGCACTCGTAAGAGTGCTTATTTTTAAGGGTGATAATATGAAAATAATTAAAATTATAAGCAATTTCATAGAAGATGTGTTTGTTATTAGTGGTTTAAGTTTAATAACTTATGCCACTTTTTTAATATCTAAAATTGCTGCAATTTATGTTTTAGGTACTATTTTATTACTAATTGGCTTACTATTAAGCGTAAAAGCCTCCAAATAACTTAGAAGGGAGGTGAAAAGTTGATATTTAGAAATTTATTTGAAAAAAGGTCCACATTAGCACAGCCAGATCAATGGCTTATAGACATATTTGATGGTGGAGTTACTACAAGTGGAGAAACAATTACTCCATTAAACTCATTAGAAATAGCAACTGTCTATGCTTGTATTAATATTAAAGCTAATGCGGTTGCTAAACTTCCATTTCAAGTGTTTAAACGCACAAAAGATGGAAGAATACGAGAAAAAAATCATAATGTAGTCAGATTAATTGAAAAAAGACCTAACCCATATCAAACACCATTCCTTTTTAAACATACTTTATGTGTTCACCAAAATTTATGGGGAAATGCATACATTTGGATGGAATTTAAGGGGAAAAGAATTGAAAATCTTTGGATATTAGACCCTTCACAGACTGAAATTTATGTAGATGAAAAGGGCAGAATTTGGTTTTTAACTAAGATAAGAGATAAAAACTACAAGCTCCATTATGACGAGGTAATACACTTGCCTTACCTAACTCCTGATGGTATTGCTGGTAAAAGTCCTATTCAAGTAGCTAGAGAAACATTAGGTATTATGAAGGCTAGTCAAAAATTCATAGGTAGCTTTTACAAGAATGGAACATTATCTTCAGGGATTATAAAAACTAAACATCAATTAGGCAAAGATGCTAAAGACAAATTAAGGGCAGCATGGATAAGTGCTAATAGTGGAATTGATAATGCAATGAAAGTTGCTATACTTGACAGTGGACTTGAATATCAGCCAATAAATACTATGCCACTACAAGATGCAGAATTTATTGCTACTCAAAAATTTAATGTGGCCGAAATAGCTAAAATATTCAATGTTCCACTTCATAAACTAGCAGAGCTTGATAGAGCTACTTTTAGCAATATTGAACAGCAGTCTATGGATTTTATACAAGATTGTATCCAACCAATTGTTATAGCTTGGGAAGAGGAATTTAATTACAAGCTATTTAGTGAGCGAGAGCAAGGAAAATATTATGTTAAGGCTAATCTTACATCTGCTTTGAGGGGAGACTCTGAAAGTAGAGCGAAATACTATAAAGATATGATTCAATTAGGAGTTTACTCAATAAACGAAGTAAGAGAGCTTGAAGAAAAGGATTCAATAGGAGAATTAGGAGATAAGCACTTTGTAAGCCTGAACTATGTGCCACTTGATAAGATGGAGGATTATCAAATGGCTAAGGTTGGGAAAGGAGGTGAGGGTAGTGGAGAAAAAGGAAATTAGAAGTTTTATTATCGATAAATTAGAAATAAGAAAAAGTGATGATAATAATTCAATGACTGTAGCTGGATATGTAACAAAATTTAATACTAGAAGCAAGCTTATCTGGGGAGAATTTTACGAAAAGGTTGCAAAAGGTGCTTTTGCTAGGTCTTTGGAAGAAAATATTATAAAAGCACTTTGGAATCATAGAAGCGACTTTGTTTTAGGATCAACTAAAAATGGGACTCTAAGGCTTAAAGAGGATGATGTGGGCTTGTATTTTGAATTGGACCTACCAAATAGCACTTGGGGTAAAGATGCTTATGAAAGCATAAAACGTGGAGATGTTGATGGAGTGTCATTTGGCTTCTATGTGAGAAAAGACAAATGGGAATATATCAAAGAAGAAGATGTATATGAAAGGACACTTCTTGATGTAGATTTATTTGAAATAAGTCCAACACCTTTCCCTGCTTATCCTGAAAGTGAGGTTGCAAAAAGGTCTTTAGAAGAATTTAAGAAAGAAATTAAAAATGAAAAGGACCTTGATTTAAGAAAAAGAAAATTAAGTCTTGAATTAGAGCTTATTTAAAGGCTCTTTTTTTAATACAAAAATTAAAGAGAAATTGAAGGAGGAATATGTTATGAACAAGAAAATTAGAGAAATGCTTGATAAATTAGAAGAAATGAAAACAGAAGTAAGAAGTCTTATGAACGAAGATAAGGTTGAAGAAGCTGAAAAGAAAATGGAAGAAGTGAGAGCATTGCAAAAGAAAATTGAACTTGAAAAGCAGTTATTAGAGGAAGAAAAAAGAGAAATTCCAGAAGTTGATGAAGTAAAAGAAGAAAGAGAAGAACAAAACCAAGAAGAGGAATATAGAAATGTATTCTATAAATTCATTAGAGGAACAGAAATAACTCCTGAAGAGAAAAGGGTACTAAGTGTAGGAACAGCAGCATCAGGTGGATACACAGTACCTCAATCATTCCAGAAGAAATTGATTCAGAAATTAGAAGAACTAAACATAATGAGAAAACTTGCGAATGTAATCAGAACTGATTCTGATACAGACATTCCAATAGTTGTTTCTCATGGTTCAGCAGCATGGACAGCTGAAGGCGCTGCTTACAATGAATCTGATGAAACATTTGGACAAATTACTATTAAAGCTTATAAACTTACTAGGATCATTAAAGTTACAGAAGAATTGCTTAACGATTCAGCTTTTGATTTAGAAAATTATTTAGTAAATGAGTTTGCAAGAAGTATAGCAAAAGCAGAAGAATCAGCTTTTATAAATGGTGATGGTACTGATAAACCAGAAGGTGTATTTGTAGGAGCAGATGTTGGAGTAACTGCAGCTAGTTCAAGTGCAATTACTGCAGATGAAATAATTGACTTATATTATGCATTACCAAGAGCATATAGAGATAAAGCAGTATGGATTATGAATGACGCTACTGCAAAAGCTATCAGAAAGCTTAAAGATTCTAATGGCGACTACTTATGGGAAAAAGGATTCGGTTCAGAGCCAAATACAATACTTGGTAGACCTGTTTATACATCAGAGTTTGCTCCTACATTCGGTGTAAATGCTAAAGTTATAGCTTTCGGAGATATGTCATACTATACAATAGCTGATAGACAAACTAGAAGTTTCCAAAGATTAAACGAGCTATATGCAGCAAATGGACAAGTAGGTTTCAGAGTTTATGAAAGAGTAGATGGAAAATTAACATTATCAGAAGCCGTAAAAGTATTACAAATGGCAGCAGTATAATAACATAATTTAGGGTATGGGTTTTCAAACCTATGCCCTTTTAATATATAGGAGGGATAACGTGAAGGTAGAAATACTTAAAAATATAGCAGGGATAGATTTTAGTTATTCAGAAGGCCAAATAGTAGATATTAAAAAAGAATTGGCAGAGGATTTAATAAGAGCAAATTATGCTAAACCTATAGAAAAAAAGAAAAAGAAATAGGGTGATAAAATGTTGACCCTTGATGAAGTAAAAGAATTTTTAAGAATAGATATTAACTTCACAGATGAAGATACTTTATTAAATGCATTGATACAAGCAAGTGAAGGTTATATTTATAATGCTACAGGTTTAAATAGTACAGATATAACTGATACAAACCAAATTGAGCTTTATAAATTAGCTCAAAAACTGCTTATAACTCACTGGTATGAAAATAGGGAAGTAGTAGGAAAAGCAGATAAATTAGCTTTTTCATTAGACAGTATTTTAACCCAAATACAATATATAATTTAGGTGATCTTATGAATGTAGGATTATTAAGGGATAGAGTAACAATACAAAATTATGTTAGAATTCCAGATGGATACGGTGGTTATACTGAAACTTGGCAAGATGTCGCTACGGTATGGGCTAATATTAAGCCTTTAAGGGGTAGAGAGTTTTTTCAAGCACAGCAAATTCAAAGCGAAGTAACTCACAAAATCACTATTCGTTATACAGATGCAGTTAATATAACTAGCAGAATAAAGTACAAAAACAAAACTTTTGAAATCAAGAGCATTATCGACATAGACAATAGGCACAGATTCTTAGAAATTATGTGCATTGGAAGTGATTAAATGGCACATAAAGGATTTTATATTGATGTAGAAAATGTAGAGCAAACTATAAGAGAAATAGGTCTTTTTGAGATTCAAAAGAAAGAGAATATAAGAAAACTAGTTAAAAAAACAGCAAGAAAAGTAGTGAAAGAAGCTAGAAAAAGATTTAAATTTAATAGCCCAGATACAAAAGCAAGTATAAAGGCTAAATATTTTAACTATGGATTGATGGCAACTGTAAAACCAAGATTACCAAAAGGATGGAAAGCTCATTGGTTTGAATATGGTACAAAAGAAAGATATACAAAATCAGGCAAATATACAGGGGAAATGCAAGGGAAACCATTTATGGGACCAGCTGAAGAAGTAGTTAGACCAGAATATTTAGCAGAATTAATAAAAGAGGTGAAAAAGTGAGTGCAATATTAAAAGTGCAAAAAGCTTTATATGATAAATTATCTACTTATACACCTTTGACAAGTAAAGTTGAAGGTGTTTTTGATTATGTTACTGAAAATCAAAAAATGCCATATGTAGCACTTGGCGAAATAATAGCTACACAATATGGTACTAAAATTACAAAAGGAGAAGAAATAGTACAAACACTATACATTTTCAGTGAAGCAAAAGGAAAAAAGGAAACAGAAGAAATTATTAATGAGATTGATAATGCTTTAGGTGAAGATTTGATAATCGAAGGGCATGAAAGCCATTTACAAGTTATAGACAGTATTGAAATTTTTAACGAAGGAACATATATACAAGGAGTCTTAAAGTTAAGAATAAAGGTCATGGAGGTGTAGTTTGTGGCTAAAGGTGTAGATTTTGTAATCAAGATAGAGGATAGTGGTAATCCTGGTACTTATATTCTTCTGGGAGGACAAAGAGGTGCAACTCTTAACAGAAGTACTGAAACAATTGATGTTACAACTAAAGACAGTAACGGATGGCGAGAAAGTGAAGCTTCAATAAAAGAATGGTCAATCGAAGCAGATGGGCTTTTAATTGAATCTGATACTGCATATAGTCAACTAGAAACTGCATACATGAATGGAACTAAAGTTAAAGTTGAGCTTAATACTGCTGGTGGAAGCAAATATACTGGAGATGCAATAATTACAGATTTCCCAATAGAAATGCCATATGATGATGCAGCAACTTACTCAGTTACTTTACAAGGTACAGGTCCATTAACAAAAGCATAAAAGAGGTGATTAGATGAAAAAGAGTGTAGCAATTGAATTGGATAAAGTCAGGAACTTAAGATATGGAATAAATGCACTTTGTCAGTTGGAAGATATGTTAGGGAAACCTATTACAAAACTCCAGAACGAAACAGGAATAAAAGAGTTTCGAGTTATACTTTATTGTGGTTTGATTTGGGAGGACAAAACACTAACATTAGAAAAAATAGGAGATTTAATGGATGAAGCTATTACAGAAAAGGGAATTGATTATATAAATGATAAAGTATCAGAAGCCTTAGAATTGGCTTTAGGAAACAATAAAAAAAAATAGATGATGAAGAACCTTTAAGTTTTGAGGATATGTTTAAATTAGCAACTGGCTATTTAGGCATATCCTCATTTGAATATTATGAGTTAACTCCTAGAGAACTTGAGCTTATGTTTGAAGGATATACCGAGAAATACAAAAACGAGCTTGAAATGTACTGTATAGCCACAAAAGTGGCTATTTTTAATGCAATGAAAGGCAAGAATCACAAATTATTTAGCAATAACAATGAAAGCAAGTTAGTTGACATAGAGGAAAAGAAAAAACAACTTGATGAACTAAAAAGGATTTTCACCTAAAAGGTGGTGATGAGTTGGCATTAGTAGTAAAAATAGGAGCAAATTTAAGAGATTTTGAAAGAAAAATTAAAAAAGCAACAAAGGATATCAGATATGTAAGCAATAAATTAAATGATGTTGGTAAGAGTTTAACTACAAAAGTGACATTACCAATAATGGGTGTTGGCGTTGCAGCAGCTAAAATTGGAATGGATTTTGATTCTGCTATGTCAAAAGTAAGAGCTATTTCAGGTGCAACAGGAGAAGAGTTTGAAAAGTTAAAAGAAAAAGCTAAAGAAATGGGTGCAACAACAAAGTTTAGTGCTTCTGAAAGTGCTGAAGCCATGAAATATATGGCTATGGCTGGTTGGGATACTACTCAAATACTTGAAGGTTTAGATGGTGTAATGATGCTTGCAGCAGCAAGTGGAGAAGATTTAGCAACTGTATCAGATATAGTAACAGATGCACTTACAGCTTTTGGCATGAAAGCAAGTCAAGCTAATCAATTTGCTGACCTTTTGGCAAAGACATCATCTAGTGCAAACACAAATGTATCAATGCTTGGTGAATCTTTTAAATATGTAGCTCCTTTATTCGGCTCATTAGGTTATAGTGCGGAAGATGCAGCTTTAGCATTAGGACTCATGGCTAATGCAGGAATTAAAGCAAGTCAAGCAGGTACAACATTAAGAGGAGCCATTTCACGTATGCTTGACCCTTCAAAAGAATCAGCAAAATTAATAGAGCAATTAGGATTGACATTTACAGACAGCGCAGGTAATATGCTTCCATTTAAAGATATAATGGACCAATTAAGAGAAAAATTTGCTAACCTAACAGAAGAGCAAAAAGCTCAATACGCTTCAACTATATTTGGTAAAGAAGCTATGAGTGGTATGCTTGCTATAATTAATGCAAGCCAAGAGGATTATCAAAAACTAACAGAGGCAACTAGAAATTATAACGGTGCAGCAAAAGAAATGTCAGATATTATGCAAGATAACTTACAAGGTCAAATGACAAAGCTTAAAAGCGCATTAGAAGGTGCTGCTTTATCAATATATGAGGTACTCAAGCCTTCTATTGAAGCAATAATAGCAAAAATTCAGGAATGGACAGATTGGTTTAATAATTTAGATAAAGGTACACAAGAAATGATAGTAAAAATAGGTCTTTTAGTTGCAGCTATTGGACCTGTGTTGATTATAGTAGGTAAAGCAATAGCTCTATTTGGAAAATTAAAGGCTATTTTAACACTTCTAGGAGCCACTATAGGAGGATTATCTGCTCCAGTTTTAATAACAATAGGCGTTATTGCTGGATTAATTGCAATAGGCGTAGCTTTATATAAAAATTGGGATACTGTAAAAGCGAAAATATTAGATGTTTGGAACAGTATAGTAACAGGAATAAAAGGAGCTATAAACAAGATAATAGGTGCTATTAATGGCATGATTAGAGGAATGAATAGAATTAAATTTTCAATACCTAAATGGGTTCCAGTTATAGGTGGCAAAAGTTGGGGATTTAACATACCACAAATTCCAATGCTTGAGGAAGGTGGAATAGTAACTAAACCTACTCTTGCAATGATAGGTGAAGGTGGAGAACATGAAGCAGTTATTCCACTATCTAAATTAGATAGGTATAACAATAGAGGAAACATTATTCAAGTAATACTAGATGGAAAAGTAATTCAAGAATACGTTGACAACGGACTTGGTGGCAGAGTTCTAACAATGGCAGGTGTTTAGTCATGGGCTGGTCAATAACAATAGACAATCCAGTATTAGGACAATATGATATATCTGATAGAGTATTAAATATAAAAACAAGCGAAAATCTAGACAACAAAAGTGATACATTTACAGTTGAATGCAAAAATATATCAGAAGTTCATAAATACGCTAAAATAGACGTTTTAAAAGATGGTGTTAAAAAGTATAGTGGATATATTTTAAATCAACAGGATTCGGATCAGGGATACAAAAACACAACCTTTGAGTGTGTTGATTGGTCTGATATTTTACACAACAGAATAATTGCTAAAACATATACCAATGATGATTCATTTCAAGGCAAACCAGATTTAATTCTTAAAGATATATTAACTTTAAAAGTACCTGAAGTAACAACCATAAATATAAGGGAATGTAGCACTATAATAGATAGGATTTATTTCCCTTATGATTCTGTTATGAAGGCATTAGATAGAATCCTAGAATTTATTCCAGAATGGCATTGGTATATAGATGCAAACAAGGATTTTCATTTTTTTAAAGATTATGAAACAGATGGTCCAAATATAGATAGTTCTAAAATACTCCATAGGACCCTTAGAGTTCAATATATCGGAGAAAACCCAGCAAACAGAGTTTGGATCATAGGAGCAAAACAATCATCACCAAATTATATTGAAGAATATTTTACTGGTGATGGAGTACAAAGAGTATTCAAACTAGCATATGAGCCGAACTTTACTGAAATATATGTTGATGGAGTATTGAAAAATTCAAAACTAGAAAGTAATGATGATGGAAATCAAGACTTTCTCATTAATAAAGGTGAGAAAGTTTTTTATATTCCAGACAATGTAGCAACTCCATTTACAGGAACAATTAAAGCTAGATATAGACCTACTATTCAGGTTATCGACTACTTTGAAAACTATAATAACATACAAACTTATGGTTTATTTGAAAAAGCTATTAAAAATAAAGATATAACCGACAAAGCAAGTGCTAGACAATTTGGTAAAGCAGAAATAAAGAAAAGAACGGAAGATAAAAGAATAATCAGCTTTTCTACAACAGAAGAAAGTATTGCTATTGGGCAAAGATGTGATGTAAATATTGTTACAAATGAATGGAATGTGGTTGGCAAATTTTTAGTTAAATCGATTAGTAGAGATATAAGACCTTACAACCTAAGAACTAATAATCCAGTACCAGTTATTAGTTCTGTGGTAATGGAGGAATTGATATGAAACTATCAGAGCAAGTCGCAAAACTAAACAGCAGAGTTGAAGCCCTTGAATCAAATACACTTGATGAAAATGCAGCAATAGCACAAATATCAAAATTTTATTCAGATATAAAAATTACTGTAAATATAACAGCTAAACTACATCAATATCCGATTTGCAACACAAATATATATTGCAGTTCTTCACTTTATATCTAAGGTGGTGATGGATTTGGTTACTAACGCTGGTTTATCAAGACTTTTAACACTACTTGACAATGAGTTAACACACATTGGAATTGGTATAGGAACAGCTCCAACTATAAATGATACCACTCTTGACAATGAGCAACTTAGGAAGCAAGCATCTTCTTTAATAGATGGATTTACTCTAGTAAAAGAAATATACTTTGATGAAACAGAAGGAAACGGAATAAATTTCACTAATGCAGGAGTATTTGGGAATAGTGCTACTGATATAGTAGGGACTGGCGAATTATTCAGTGGTGGTAGTATAAATGTAGCTAAAAATAACACTCAAAGTTTGACGATATCATTTGAAATTACAGTAGAAGGAGCATAAAAAAAGGAAGTTTAATATTGAAAAATAAAGCTTTCTATGTAAGAAAGAAGGTGGAATAATATGGCTTACACAAAAACCAACTGGCAAGATGGCGTAACACCGCTTTCGGCAGCAAACATGAATAAAATAGAAGACGAGCTTGAGTACTTAGACAATTCGGTCAACGAACCTTTGTATCAAACTATTACATCAGACGGAGAAAGCGTAATATCATTACCAAGTTCGACCGAGGATAAAGGGCAAGTTAGCGTTGGATTATTTGGTAACACAGCAACAAATATAGTTCAAAATGGTAATTTTGTAGATACAACTGGGTGGACTGCTTTAGCAGGTGGTTCAATTTCAGCACAAAATAATACATTATCAATCACAGGTAATGGTACAAGTACCAATACAATAATACAACATATAACAAATACAAATTGGCAAGATAATAAAAAAATATATACCCGTTTAAAAGTTAGAGTAACAAATCCAGACGCACAATATATTACACTTGAAGTTCGTCATTCAGATGGGAATGTTGCTACTTATACAATTAACACACCTGTTCAAGACCAGTGGTACTACTTCAATGAAATTACTACAAATACTACAAATACAGGAAATGTTGAAATAAGAATTTATGCACACTATATTGACGCAGCAACAGCAAATGGTAAAACTATGGAAGTACAAGAAGTATTCGCACTTGACCTAACAGCAGAAGGACTTGAGGACAAAACAGCAGATGAAATAAATTCTACGTTCCCATACTGGTTTGATGGCACTAAATCTACAGTTAGCACAAAAATAAAAGTTATTGGTAAAAATCTAGTTAGAAATGGTAATTGTGAAGAAGGATTAAATGGTTGGGAAAATGGAAGTGCTGAATTAACTTTAGAAAATGGTTATTTTAAAGTGACAGCAGATACTATTGGTTATGAATATGTAAAAAGTGAAGTAATAAAGGTTAAAAAGAATACAACACATAAATTAAGTGCAAAAGCAAAATCTGATGGAAATTCAAATTGTTATATAAGAGTAATGGATAAAGATTTAACAGTTAATTTAGGTTCATCTAGTGGTTCTGATTTGAATACTTCAGAACATACTATTGAAGCTAATGTAAATACAGGTGATTATGACGAAATACGAGTTTTGTTATATGCTCTAAATGGTATTGGTTCAACATGGTACAAAGAAATCCAACTTGAAGAAGGCACTCAATTAACAACATACAAAGAATACAAAGAAAGCATAAGATATATCAATCTGCCAAGCGGCGTTGATGGACTCAATAGTTTGCTTAATGGCACTAAAGACGAAGTTACTGATGATGGAAGATTGATAAAGAAATGTAGCAACAAAGTAATATTAGATGGTAGTAGAAATTGGGGTGATGGTTCAGATTTAGGAACTGTTTATAGATTTAGTCTTGCTTCTAGTGAATATGGTACTAATATAACAAACGGTGGTAGATTAGTGATAGATAATAAAGAATATGTATATGATGAAAATTATACTAGCGATACAGAACATTTTTACATTAGTCCTACTAGTCAAAGTTTAGTTTTATTTATTAACAAAACAATTATAGATGCTGAAACAGGGGCAACAGTAATAGATAAACTTAAAAATTATCTTAATTCTCATAATGGTACGCTAATTTATCAATTAGCAACTCCTGTAGAATATAGTCTAAATGTTACGCCTTTAACAGCATACGAGAACGGAACAGTATATTTTGAAAAAGCAATACCTGAAGTAAGTTTTTATGATAGCGTAAATGGTTGTCAAGTATCAGATACAAAATATCCTATAGCAAGTATAGACTTTATACACAAAGTAAATCCAGCAGATGGAAGTTATATTGCATTAGATGTATCTCAAGCTGTTATAGCACAAGATGGATTATCATTCACACATCCTGATTTACAAGATGGCGACCTTGTAGATTGGGATTATTTTTATGCAGAGGAATTGTCGACTTATCCTTCTGCTGAAATAACTGTTGCAACAAACCACAAAGCACAAACAAACTCAAATACAGATGCAATAAATCAACTAAGCAAGAATGTGCAAAATATTGACGATAGAGTAAAAGCTAATAGTCAGAGTATAGAAGAATTAGAACAGCCTACAACTCTTCTTGAAAAAATTAAAACAGTAGATGGAGCAGGAAGTGGTTTAGACACAGAATTATTTAATGGACAAGACAGTTCTTATTATGCAAAAAATATCCAAGGTGGAAGAGCAGAATATATAGGAACTGGTATTGGACATACTTTTTCAATAACATTTAGTCCTGCTTTTAGCTCTACTCCAAAGATATTTGTTACTCCAGAATATTTTAAGAGAAATAGCGTTAACAAAAGTCAAATAACAGTTAGAGCATACAATATTACAACTACAGGAATGGATGTATATGTTGAAGAGATTGCAACAGGCACACAAAGTAGTAGCGATAATATAGAATGTGCTATAAACTGGGGGGCGTTCGAATGATAATACATGAAATTAAGGGCAATAAAAACACAACATACTTTGATTTTGATGTAAATATAGATGGATTAACTATCAATTTTATAGGTGGACAATATTGGCAGAATGGACAGTTAGTAAAAGAATTTCAAAGTGAAAGTTTTAATATTGTTGCAGATACAGAGAATACAAAAAAAATATCAGTTTGTGTAACAACAAATGGCGTACAAATTATAGAGAATGACGATATTGTTGAAAATTTACTTATTAAATTAGCATGGATGGAGTTGGAGCCTAACGGAAGTGAATTTATAAATGTAAATAAAAAAGTATGTGTTAATTAAACAAGGCTTTAACGTAGAACACCTAGATGGGTGTATTTTTTATGCTTAAATTAAGGAGGGAAAACAAATGAATATTAAAGTAATATTTAATGGTATAGTGGCATCCTTGGGTACTGGCATAACATATTTAATAGGAGGGTGGGATGCCGCTTTGAAAATCTTAGCTATATTTATTGTTGTTGATTATGTGACAGGATTAATGAAAGCTATATACAAAAAAGAAGTAGCAAGCGATATTGGTTGGAGAGGATTATTAAAAAAGGCATCTATTTTTATAGTTGTCATTGTAGCTTATCAGCTAGATGTTGCTATAGCGAATGAAACACCTTTATTTAGAACTATGTCATGCTATTTCTACATAGCAAATGAAGGTATCAGCATTACAGAAAATATTGCAATATTAGGTGTCCCATTACCTGGTTTTATACTAAAAGTTCTTAAAAACATTAAAGAACAAAACGATAATCCAGAGGTGGTTAATAAATGAAAACTTTGATTATAGATGCTGGACATGGAGGCTCTGATACTGGAGCCTCCGCTTTTGGTTATTTAGAAAAAGATTTAAACTTGGTTATAGCTAAAAGAGTGAGAGAACTTTTAAAAGAATTTGAGCCAGACATGACAAGAACTACTGATATAACATTAGAACCTGGGTCAAGAACTAATAAAATAAAAGATAAGTATAAATATTGCTTATCAATACATTTAAATGCTTATAATAGTTCAGCGAGTGGAATTGAAGCAATACATTCGATATATTCAGAGAAAGGCAAACAATTAGCAGAGATAATAGCAAAAAAACTCAATGAAAAATTAGGTCTATCTATTAGAAGAGTGTTCAGCAGAAAAGGTAAGCGAGGAGATTACTACTATATGCATAGGCTTACAGGAAGTACAACAACAGTAATAGTAGAAGGACTATTTCTAGACAAAGACATAGAATACTTAAATGTAGAAAAAATAGCTCAAGGTATTGCTGATGGATTTAAAGAATTTATGAAAGGTAAGAAGAAAGAAGTATCGAAAGAATCTAAAATCGAAGAAAATCTGTAGAATAATCTTTAGAAATGTTTTTATTATTAGAATTAGATTTTGGTAAAGCTAAAGTAATTCCATATACAATTACTGATAATATAACAGCAGTTTCTAAGAACGTAAATCCATCCATACTTTATACACCTCTTCGAAGTTTTTATATAATTTTATGTAACCCGATTTACATATATTACTTTGTTAGGCATAGTAAAAAAACTTCTATCTTGTCTTATATTTTGTCGAAACTTTTGTGAAGGAATCCCCTAATGCTTGTCTAATACATATTATAGAAGGGGTGAGGTTATGGGGGTAAAAAATAGATTGAAGGAAATCAGATTAAAAGAATACATGATAGACAGTAAAACAGAATTTGCAAAGAAGCTAAACATTAATGTGCATACATATATTAAATGGGAAAATGGTGATAGTGTACCAGTTTTAGAAAAAGCTCTGGAGGTTGCAAAACAACTTAATAAAAGAGTAGACGATATATGGTATCTGGAATAGATGCCATATTTTTTTATGCTATTTTAGAAAATTTTTCACAAAAAGTAATATGTACTAGCATTATTTAGAAATAACTGCATATAGATATAGTGTAATACAAAATAATAAAAGTTATTACAAGGCTGTATTACGAATTATTACATTGTAATAAAAGGGGGGCTAAAATGATTATAGGAGTAGACAATGGTTACACTTACACAAAGAATAGCAAGGGAGTTATATTCCCTTCGAAAGTACGAACAGGAGAAAGCATTGACATTAACAATGTACTAGAAGTAGAGATAGAAGGAAAGAGATACATTGTAGGAGAAAAAGAAAGCAATTATACAGTTGATATTAATAAAGTTGATGATGAAAAAACAAAAGTATGTATTTTAACTAGCATAGCTTTAAGTATGGATAATGATTATGAAGAGGTAAAAGTTATTACAGGATTACCACCAGGACACTATTCAAAACAGAAAATACAATTAAGAAAAATGCTTTTAAATAGTGGAGCAACTAAGATTATTATAAATGGCAAAAAGAAACATCTTAAAATAGTTGATGCTGATGTATTCGTTCAAGGAGCTGGTCCTGTATTCTTGCAGCCAAATAAATATAGATATGCAAAGGTACTTGTAATAGACATTGGAGGCTTAACTGTAGATGTATGTTACTTTGAAAATATGAAGCTGGTAAAATACAGAACATACGAAAAAGGTATGTTAAAACTATATAGTCAAATGATAAGTGAAATTAATACTTATTTGGAATTATCTCTAGATATATCTGATGGAGAAAGAATTTTAAATGAAGGCATTAAAATATATGGGAAACAACAAGACTTAAGGTTTTTAAATCCAATTATAGATGGATATATAGAAAGTTTTATGACTGATATTAAGTTAGATTTTTCTATTAAGACAATGGATTATATTTTGCTTATTGGAGGTGGCAGTCAGGGGTTGTATCATAGATTAAACATACCTAATGCAGAAATATTACCAGATGGGCAATTTACTAATGCAGTATGCTATGAACAAATTGGAAGGGTGAGATTTGGTGTCTAG